CAAAAGAAAATGTATTTGATTTAATAACAGACGAGCCACCATTTTGAGCCATATACTAATTATTATTACAGGACTTATTTACTCATATATCAGCATTGAACAATTTTATCTTGGCAACAATGGAATGAGTGTTTGTTATTTTGGCTACGCATTAGGTAATGTTGGCCTGTATATGATGGCTAAATAAAAGGATTATTAATGACACTAAACGATAAAATAAGTTTTAAATCCATGATGGATACGCTTGCATCAGTTTATCAAAAACAACCATTGGATCAAGATACATTAAGAGTTTGGTTTTATAAGCTTGAAAAGTTTGAATTTAATATAGTTACTAAAGCATTTAATAAGCATATTGATAGCAGTAAATTCTTTCCCAGTATTTTTGACATATTGCAATTGTGCAGGGAAAAGCCAATTGAATTTGCCAGGCTAGAAGCGCCAAAACTATCTAAAGAAGCGAATGCGGTTTACGCGGCAAATGTAAATAGATTTGTCCAGGACAATATGATTGAGGAAAAGAAATTAAAAGATATGAGGGCTTGGGCGCATCGAATTATTGCTAACCCAAAAAATTATCCATCAATCTCACTTGAATTCGCAAAGGAAGCTATACATGCAAAATAAATGGAGCAAAGTTAGTAAATATTGCATTGAAAGCAATAATTTTTATATATCACGATACATGCTTGCGGATGGCGCAGATAGATTTGTATTATGGGATGCAAATAAGATGATTAAAATACACGATAACGCAAAGGTGCTAAAAGATGAAGCAGAGAGAATTTATAGTGAGCAGTCAAAACATGCCCCAATTGATGATTTATTTGGAAGAATTAATCAAAGAAGGCAAGACACCGCAAGTTACGATCAAAGAAAAGGCTGACAAGGGAAGGTCGCTTGAAGCTAATAAATTCTTGTGGGGTAAGTTATATAAAAGCATTAGTCAATTTACTGGGTATTTACCTATGGAAGTGCATCTTTTATGTGGGCATCTTTTCTTATGTGAACAGAAAACTATTAATGCAGTTCAAGTTCCTTATGTTCGTTCAACGAGTGATCTTACAATCGAGGAATTTACATTTTACATACAGAATATTGAAAGTTATTTTGCCCAGCTAGGTTGGAGCATGGATGAATAAACCATATACATTTATAGATCAGGAAATGTTAGATGCGGCAATAAAAGCTTCTAAACATACAACTGTAAATAGAACTAAAGCTTCGCCTTACGATACAGTTTTGGGATTAATTGGTGAATTAATATTTGCTAAATGGTATTTAAAAGATTGGAAGCTTCATAATCTTTACGACACAAAAGGAAAGGTAGATTTTTTTGGTGAAATAGAAATTAAAACAAGCGCTCATCCTTATCAAGATAATTTACATTTATTAGTTAGAGAAGATTATGCTAAAAAAAGAAAGCCAAAATTTTATGTGCAAATATTGTTAGATATACCAAAAGAAATTAAAGAAATTAAAGCGGGAATGAAAGCTATATTAATTGGTTATGCGGTGCATGAACAAGTGGATGAAGCTCCGTTAAAAGATTTTGGATCAAAATTGGGCGGCCAAGCTGGTTATAAATGTCATTATGTTCCTTTTAATAAATTACTACCCATGCATTTATTTGAATTTTCAAAACAATTAAATTAAGGTAAATTATGATAGAATTATTGCTTGGCGTTATCATTATGATTATTGCCATTTATCTTATGAGTAGGTAATTTAATGCCAACTGCACCTCTTAACACCAAGTGTCGGGAATTAGGTTGCAAGAATGAAAAAACTAGCCGATCCACTTTTTGTTCTGATCATGGTGGGGGTGTAACAGAAAAAGGCAAAGAAAATAGTAAATTATATGCTACCGCCTTTTGGAAAAAACAAAGAGTTATTCAGTTAAGTAAAAATCCATTATGTTCGGCATGTTTAATTGAGGGTAAAGTGGTTCAAGCGCTTCATATTGACCATGTATTTCCTCACAGGCAAAATCAAAATAAGTTTAGAAGTAATCTGTTTCAAAGTTTGTGTGCGCCCCATCACACGCTAAAAACTCAAGAAGAAAACAAGGGCATTTATCTTTACTATTCACCTAATGGGATAATTCAATACAATGACACAGATTATGCCAAACAAATTGCTGACAAAACAGAATTTGCGTAAGATATATAAACTATGTGCATCGCTCCCGCCCTTTAATGAATTTCCTATGCCCCAGCCGCATAAAATTTCATTTAGTGTGATAAATACTAATGAAGTGTTTGGCTATTTTCATACAGAACCAATGCGAATTGAGATAGACAAGATGTGCGACACTTGGGATCATATATTTCAAACGATGATGCACGAGTGCATTCATGTTGCATTGTATAAAAGCAATCACCATGATTTTGATCAGCATGAAGCAAAGTTTAATAAAATGGCTAAAAGAATTTGTGATATGTATAAATTTGATATAAAGGAATTTTAATGAATAAAGTTATAACATTTATATTGGCGCTTGTTATTGGCGGATTATTAGCAATTATTTCAGACCAAGTATTTGCGGCTGATACTAATATTACTACAAATATGAAAGGCATGCCTGTTCCTTCAGCTATTGCGCCTTCTATTTCTACTATGAATCCCAAAATTTGTAAAACAGGTGTAAGTGGTGGAGCTAATACAGGTGTTGTTTCTATTAGCGGTGGATTTACAGTTGAAGATGAAAATTGTGCAAGAGTAGTTAAAGCTGAAACTTTATCTAATTTAGGATTAAAAGTTAGTGCGGTAAGCTTAATGTGTCAAGATGAAGCTATATGGGAAGCAATGGAAATGGCATCTAGTCCTTGCCCATTCGGTGGCGCTTTAGGCGATGTTGCAAGACGCGCTTGGTTTAAACGATACCCTGAAAGATTCTATAAGTTATATGGTTCGGACTTTAAGCTTCCTGTTATTGTTGATAAGCAGTAATGCTTATGCCTGGTATTGCACTTATGTTCCTGATCAAAATGGATACATAACAAATTTACAATGCTATGACATAGATGACGCAACTGCGCTTACAGGATATTGGTGTCCATATTATCCTAATGATCCAATATGTGCGCCTTATATTCAACCTGTTTGCACAGACGCTACAGAAACTAGAACCTTATCATGCGCTATAAATTATTCAGGTGCATTAAGTCAGGTTAGGTATTATACTTGTAGCGCAAGTAGTTGGTCGGTTTGGCAAGATAGTTCAAATAATTGTGTTGCTGATCCGCCAACTTGTGTATCAACAACAGAAACAAGGGCTTTATCATGCGCAAGTGGTTACGAAGGATTGATAACGGAATTAAGAATTTCCCAATGCTCCGATCCGTATGGTATGCCAACTTGGACATCCTGGTCGGAAACATCCAATACTTGCAAGATGACATTAGACAATCAGGACAATGTAACAAGCCCTGTGAGTGTAATAAGCCCTGTGAATCCGAGCGGAATACTCAACACAAGTGTTACGCCTACGATAACCGAATCTGTAATTGCACAGACAGATATTGTGCAGACATTCAGTAATGCATTAAATAGCACTACAAGCGAAGTTAAAAGTGAATCTAAAAAAGAAGATACCAAATCAGACGATAAGAAAGATGTAGAGATTGTTCCTGGATTAGGAATAGTTTTAAGTTTGGCTTTATTACAAAGCCCAAACAATTTAACTCAACCGAATATGGTTGATTCTTATAATTTAACACAGGAAAATGATTATGGACTTCAACAAGGAATTTATATGGGGCTTATCACTCAAACAAGTATTTCTGATAGGTTCAACGCTTATAGCAGTCGTAGGAACGCCGATTTATTATGGAATTACGACTTTCAACAAAATGCGTTCGGTCGTTGATTCATACGATGAAAGCAAAGTGCAAGCACTAGAAATACAAATGAAAGCTCAACAAGAGCGTTTATTAGCCATTCAAGATTCAAGCATTAGAATTAATGAGAAAGCATCAGACGCTATTGCATTAGCTCGTGAAACTTCAGCTATTGCTCGTGGATCACAAAGAGAAGTAGAAGCTTCATTAACAAGTGTTCGTTCTGAAGTTAAAGCTCAAATAGATGGCTTAAACACTCAAATGAAAGCTATACAAAAATCAATGACTAACCCAATAGGAAATTAATATGTTCTCATTATTATCATCAATACTAGGTTTTGCTACTGCTGGACTTCCAAGCATTCTTGGATTTTTTCAACAAAAAGGCGATCAAAAGCATGAGCGAGAAATGGCTCAATTACAAAATGCTCAACAAATGGCAATGGCACAGGCTGGATTTGTATCTCAAGAAAAGATTGCGGCAATTGAATTAGAAGGAACATACGCAGAAACATACGCACAAGAAAGACAAGCATTATACGAACATGATGCTAAACTTGTATCTGAATCTGCTCAATGGGTTAAAACCCTTAATGCAAGTGTAAGACCAATAATTGCATTTACTTTTGTAAGTTTACTATTGTTTGTAGATGTAGCAGGATTTTGGTGGGCAGTTAAATCTACAGGTGGATTTACACCTGAATCAATGGATACTATATTTTCTAGTGATGAAATGAGTATTGTTGGTTCTATTATTGGCTTTTACTTTGGCTCAAGAACTTGGGAAAAGAAATAATTGAAGGTATCAAATAAAGGCATAATATTAATTAAACACCATGAAGGTATTAGGAATAAACCTTATCGTTGCCCTGCTGGGCTTTGGACTGTGGGTGTTGGTCATCTTATCGGTGATGGTAAAACGCTACCAGCTTCATGGAATAAAACATTTACTAATGAGGAAATAGATGGAATTCTTAAACGCGACCTCAATCGTTTCGAGTTGGGAGTATGTAAGATGTTACCTAACCTGCGCCTTAAACAATCTGAATTTGATGCTCTTGTTAGCTTTAGCTTTAATCTTGGTTTGGGATGCTTTCAAAGATCAACCATCCGTCAAGCGATGTTACGCGGCAATAAAGAGGTTGCTGGTCAATCGTTGTTGAAGTATTGTAGGGCAGGTGGTAAGATATTAAGAGGACTACAAGTGCGTAGGCAAGATGAATATAAATTACTAATGTTATAGGATAAGACAATGGATAAGATAATAGATAAGACAGAGATATTAAGAACTGCTAATGAGTATATAAGTAAAGACCGACAGGCTACTCATGGACAAGCAGAGGATAATTTTGCTAACATAGGAAGGTTATGGTCGGCTTATCTTAATCACAGAATCACACCTCAAGATGTTGCAATACTAATGACACTACTTAAAATTGCTAGATATAAACACAGTCCATCTCATGTTGATAATGCTATTGATATGTGTGGCTACGCCGCATTAGCAGGCGAGTTAGGTCAAGGTGTTAATAATGAATCGAAGTAATACCGCTAACTTATTGAATAACTTAAACATTTTAGGGGTGCTAAACGAGCAAGCGCGTAACCAACCTTTCACAAAAGGGGTTTTTAAGGGGGGGTGTCTTTAATGAGCGCAAGAATACCAGCCGAAGTCCATTTAATTCATGGCACAAAAGGCGAAAAAATGGGAACGCTTCTTCCCGAATCTGTTAAGCGAAGAATTCCCGAATCGGAGTGGATGGACAATCCTGAAGCTTGGAGCAAAAAAAGATTTTACGATGAAACCTCTGAATATCTTTATGATGTCTATGGCATAGGCTCGGATCAAGAGCGCCATGTCTTAACTATGCTGACAGATCAAATTGACACCTATGTTGATTGCAATCGACATATTGCGGTTGAGGGTTTAGTAACTAGCTTTAATGACGGAAAAACTATTGGGCCATCGCCTTATGTTTCTATTCGCAAAGAAGCTCTCAAACAAATTATTCTTTTAATGAATGAGCTTGGACTTACTCCAAAATCTAGGCTTGCTAAAACTAGCGCAGTTCCTAATTCAATTATAGGCAAACTAATGTTAGGGCCACAAATTAAAAGATGAGTTATTTAATTGGAGTTCAATATGCTCAAGATGTAGTGAAGGGCAATATTGAAGTTTGCAATAATATAAAATTAGCATGCCAACGCTTTCTAAATTATATGGAAGATAAGCATTGGGAATATGAGTTTTTTCCTGAATATGTAGAGCATGTATTAGATTTTGTAGGAATGCTTAAACATACTAAAGGCCCTGATACTGGCCAACCAATAATTCTTGAACCTTTCCAAGTTTTACTTCTTTGCGGTATCTATGGATTCCGTTACAAAAAAGACCATGAAAAAAGAATGACAACTGATGTCATTGTTTTTATTCCTCGTAAAGCTGGTAAATCAACTTTAACCGCAGTTATAGGTTTATATGAATTAGCTTTTAATGAAGGTGGTGCGGAAGTTTTTACGCTTGCAACTAATCGTGAACAAGCATCTATTGTATTTGATGCCGCAAGATCAATGATTGAATCTATGCCTGATGAAATTAAAGCATGGTATCGGGTAAGCAAATATGAGATTGGCAAATCGAATGACAGTCAAACTATGTTTCGCGCTTTATCTCGCGACAATAAAAAATCAGGTGATGGTAAAAATGCTTCTTGCGTCATTATAGATGAAGCCGCTCAAATTGTGGATCGTAATTCTATTGAGGTTATATTTTCAGGCATGGTTGCCCGAAAGAATCCATTAAGAATTTATATTACTACTGCAAGTTTTTCAAAGGATACAAAGTTTTATGAAGATTTATCAGCATTTGAATCAATGCTTAATAGTGATGCGCCTGATAATTCGCGCTGGTTTGGTTTACTTTATGGACTTGATCCTCAAGATAATTGGAAAGATGAATCAACTTGGGCAAAAGCCAACCCAATGCATGGGATATCAGTTTACCAAGAAGCAATTAAAGAACGATGTGAACAAGCAAAACTTAAACCGCCAGCGTTAAATGAATTTCTTTGTAAAACTCTTAATGTATATGTATCTGCTAACACCGCATGGATTGATCGCGACTACTGGGATAAGTCTATAGGTGAAGATAATGGCGATCCTGAAGAAGTATTTATTGGATTTGATTTGGCGGCAACTCGCGACTTAAATGCAGTTTGCATATTAAAACGATATGCTTCCGATTATTATTATGCCGATTTTAAATTCTTTTTACCTGAAGAAGCGTTATCCTTGATTCCAACTCATTATCGTGGTATATTTGACCAAGCCGTTCAATCTAAAATATTGCATATTACTGAAGGCAATGTTATGGATGATCGCGAGATTTCTGAATACATAAAACAACAAGCTACTTTATATAATGTTAAAGAAGTAGGTTATGACGCTTACAATGCGGCTTCTTTAGTTGCTCGACTACACGATAATAGCATTCCAGTTAAGAAAGTTGGACAGGGCATGGCCGTTTTAAATAACCCATCCAAGCATGTTGAAAAGCTCATTATGCAAAACGCTATTAAACACAATGGCAATCCGTTTGTGGGTTGGCAATTAGGCAATTGCGAAGTTTATACTGATGTTAATGGTAATATCAAGATTCGTAAGAACGAAGCAGATAAGTCAGCAAAGGTTGATGGTATAATTGCCCTTATTATTGCGATGCATTGCTCATTAGATCATCCATTAACTTCTACTTCGTTTGGCTTTAGAAGTATATAAAGGAAAAACATGGCTATAACAGATATATTCAAAAGAAAATCAAACGCATCCGCAAAAGAAAGTAATAGTCTTTTTGGTCAAACTGCTCTTGGTAATAACATTTTACGCAATGCTCAAGGGCAAGGTTATCAATCTAACAATCAATTATTATATGTAACAACAAGCTCTGTAAATGCGGCTGGTCGCGTAGTCGATATGTCTATGCTATCACGCAACTCAACTGTTATGGCTTGCGTAAATGCTAAAGCAAGAGCATTAGCGCAATTACCTATTAAAATTATGGCTTATGATGAAAATGGTAAGCTAGTTGATGCGGTTACTGATCCTAATGTTTCAGCTAGAGATAAAGCAAAAGCAAAAGCAGTTTATTATTTATTAAACAATCCTAATAATTATCAATCTTCATTCGAATTTTGGTTTCAATGGTCAATGTGGTATGACTTATCAGGCGAAACATTTACTGCTTTATGGCGTAAAGAGCAAACTAACTCTACGCTAACTCCTATGGAAATGTATCTTTTAGATTCAACTTTAATAACCGCTCAAATCACGCCAACGCGATACCCTACATATAGGCTATCGACTAGCACTTACGGATTTAATAAAGATGAGCCATTAGATTATTTCCAAGTTATTCATGCAAGTGAAATGGCCTGGCAAGGTAGCGCTGGTTTTAATAAAGGTATTCTAGCAACTGAATTAGTATCACTAGATCAAGATATTGATTTATATAGCAATTTTATTATGCTTAATGGTGCTAAACCTAGCGGGATGTTTGTTACAGACCAAGTTATTCCTGACGCTAAATTTAAAGAAATAGCCGCAAGATTAAAAGAAGCATGGACTTCTCTTACAGGTTCTAAATCAACTGATTTATCTAAACCAGGACAAGGTATGTTGTTAGATAACGGCATGAAATATATGCCACTTAATATGCTAACACTTCAAGATGCTGATGCGCGGGCATTAAAAGAACAAACGATGAAGCGTATATGTGGTTTATTTGGAGTTCC